ACGGCGACATTATTACCGTTTACCCTGACCTAGAGAGCTAACCCGATGGCACAAAAATATAAGGCGGTACTGACCAAAATCGGCGCGGCCAAGATTGCCGCCGCGACCGCTGGCGGGACAAAAATCAACCTCACCCAGATGGCCGTCGGTGACGGTGGCGGCACCTTGCCCACACCAGACCCGGCACAAACCAAGCTGATTGCCGAGAAGCACCGCGCCGCGCTCAATAAAGTGATCGTCGACCCGAAGCACAAAAACTATTTAGTGGCCGAGCTGGTTATCCCGCCGGAGATTGGCGGCTTTTGGATGCGAGAGCTGGGGCTCTATGACGAAGTCGGCGCGCTGATTGCGGTCAGCAACATGGCCGAGAGTTACAAGCCGCTGTTATCCGAGGGCTCAGGCCGTGCGCAAACCCTGCGCATGGTGGTAATTGTCAGCGATATGGACACGGTGAATTTGCTGATCGACAGCTCGACCGTGCTCGCTACACGGGAATACGTCGATGATAAATTACTGGAGCATGAGCAATCGCGCCGCCATCCTGACGCGACGCTCAAAGAAAAAGGTTTTACCCAACTAAGCAGCGCCACCAATAGCGAGAGTGAGGCGTTAGCGGCTACCCCTAAAGCCGTTAAAGCCGCCTATGATTTGGCAAACGGCAAATATACCGCGCAGGATGCGACCACAGCTAGAAAAGGGATTGTTCAGCTTAGTAGCGCGGTTAATAGCGACAGCGAATCACAAGCAGCAACGCCCAAGGCGGTGAAAGCGGCTAATGATAAAGCGCAAACAGCTGATAACAACGCTGGAAAAGCTAACGATAACGCTAATACGCGCCTTGAAAAAAACAAGAACCTAGCCGAGCTGACAGATAAGCCCCAAGCGAGGAAAAATTTAGAACTAGGCACAGCTGCAACAAGTAACACTCAAAAATCAGCAGCAGATAACACGGTTAACGCCGTGCTGACTGTCGGTGCGTTTGGGCTGGGTGGCAATTCCATTCCGATTGCAACAACGTCAAATTCTGATTTATCTAAAATGCCCGCAATACCCTTCAATGCCATCCGTGAATATAAAGCCTCCGATGGGTCTGTATATCTAATTGGGATTAGCGGAATATCACCGGGCGGAAATTTAGTGGAATGGTTAGCCCCTGAAAATGGTGCTGACGCAAAAAAAATAGCAGTCAGAAATAAAGACAGCCTGTTCGTGCTCTATAGTACCGGAAACAAACCCACACCAGAGGATGTGAACGCTATAGCTCGCGATGGGTGTCGCGTTGCTGGATTTGTGAATGACGCCAAAGATGAACCCTATATGAGGCACACATCTTCAAATGCAGTCGTCCGATTATTGGCACTCGACACAGCTAACGCGGCATTCCAACCCAAAGGAAATTATGCATTAGTTGGCGCGTCATACACTAAAGTCGAATCTGATGACAGATATTATACGAAAGCACAGAGCGACAATGCATATGCGTCACAAAATTCCGTCTATACAAGAGCGGCCTCTGATGCACGTTATATAACGTCTATGCGCTTAGGTTCTAGAGCTACAACCGCCTCATACCCGCAATTTTTTGAGGTTCCGACTGGCTGTGTCATCACGGGGTTTGATGTTGCGGGAGATAGTAACGCATCGGTGACGGCCTACTATCGCCCAATCCAAATTTATCTAAATGGTGCGTGGCGTACCGTGGGGGCAGCATGATTAATTTGATGAACTTTAGAGAAAAAACAAAACTTACAAGAGATGAGCAACAGCAAGCTAGTGACTTTGGCGTGATCTTTCTTTGTGATGAAGCCGGTAACGACTGGTACGAGTCACAAAGCCAATTTGCCACAGAGACCATCAAGGTAATGTATGCCGAAAATGGCGTGATTTGTGCCGTCAGTCAGGATGTTAGTAAGTTATGGCCGTTGAACATGAGTGTTGCAGAAGTGAAAGTAACAAAAGCCAATAGCGCGGTTGATTCATCGGGCAGTTGGGTTTATTGCGATGGAAAGGTAAGCGCGCGTCAGTATACCGCTGATGAATTGCGTGAAGAAGCAGAACAACGGAAAACCCAATTACTGACTATGGCGTCCGGTGCTATAGCTCCGCTTCAGGATGCATGCGATTTAAATATCGCGACCGATGACGAATTAATGACGCTCAAAGCATGGAAAACTTACCGCGTATTACTTAGCCGTGTTGATACATCCACCGCTCCTGATATTGATTGGCCGCCATTACCCGCCTGATAGTTTCCGTTATTTCTTGCCCTCGTTTGAGGGCTTTTTTTTGCCTGTTGTTTCACCGCCCGAACGTCGGCCATTACTCGCCGTTCCCGTCCACGCACAACACAATAGCCTTGCAACTTTCTCACGGAGTCAAACACGATGCCCGATTTTAAACATGGCGTGCAGGTGCTCGAAATTAACGACGGCACCCGCGTCATTTCCACCGTTTCAACCGCCATTATTGGCATGGTCTGCACCGCGTCGGATGCAGATGAAAAAATGTTCCCGCTCAATGTGCCAGTGCTGATTACCGACGTTGTTGCCGCTGCCGGTAAAGCGGGAACTAAAGGCACCTTAGCCCCCGCGCTGGCGGCCATCGGCGACCAGTGTAAACCCGTTACCGTCGTGGTGCGCGTAGCCGAGGGCGAAGGCGATGACGAAGAAGCGATCCAAGCGGCGACCATTTCCAACATCATCGGCGGTGCGGATGAGAACGGCCAGTACACCGGCCTAAAAGCGTTACTCACCGCGAAAGCCGTGACTGGCGTCAAACCACGCATCTTAGGCGTGCCGGGGCTCGATACTAAAGAAGTGGCTGTTGCATTGGCATCAATCTGTCAGCAGTTGCGCGCCTTTGGCTATATCAGCGCGTGGGGCTGTAAAACCCTGTCGGATGCAATTAAGTACCGCGACAATTTCAGCCAGCGCGAGCTAATGCTGATTTGGCCGGATTTCTTGGCATGGAATACCACGACCAACGCCAGCGACACCGCGTGGGCAACCGCACGTGCATTAGGTCTACGCGCCAAGATTGACCAAGAGACCGGCTGGCACAAAACCTTGTCTAACGTCGGCGTGAATGGCGTCACCGGGATTAGTGCCTCGGTATTTTGGGATTTACAGGCACCGGGAACCGATGCCGACCTACTCAATGAGGCCGGTGTTACTACACTGGTGCGCGCCGATGGTTTCCGCTTTTGGGGCAACCGCTGTTGCTCTGACGACCCGCTGTTTATGTTCGAGAACTACACCCGCACCGCGCAGGTATTGGCCGATACCATGGCCGAAGCGCATATGTGGGCAGTTGATAAGCCGATGACTGATGCCCTTATCCGCGACATTGTCGAAGGGATTAAGGCCAAATTCCGCGAGCTGAAAACCAGCGGTTACATCATCGATGCGGATTGCTGGTATGACGAAAGTGCCAACGATAAAGAGAGCCTGAAAGCGGGAAAACTCTATATCGATTACGACTATACGCCAGTGCCGCCACTGGAGAATCTCACCCTGCGCCAACGCATCACCGATAAATATCTGGTGAGCACGGGCTCAACGGCTAACAGCTAAGGAACTCAAGCGATGGGAATGCCTCGTAAGCTGAAATACCTCAACCTGTTTAACGACGGCTTGAGCTACATGGGTGTCGTCAGTTCGGTGACGCTACCCAAACTAACCCGCAAGCTGGAGAACTATCGCGGCGGCGGGATGAATGGCTCGGCGGCGGTGGATTTAGGCCTCGACGACGATGCGCTGGCGGTTGAGTGGACTATCGGAGGTTTCCCCGACGATGACCTCTGGAGTCAGTACGCCGTGCCGGGCGCCTCTGATATTCCTCTGCGTTTCGCGGGCTCTTTCCAGCGTGACGACACCGGCGAGATTAGCGGTGTGGAAATCGTAATGCGTGGCCGCCACAAAGAAATTGACGGTGGTGACAATAAGCAAGGCGAGAACACCGAGACCAAAATCTCGACCCAATGCACCTACTACAAGTTGATGGTAGACGGCAAAGAGCTCATCGAGATTGACGTCGTCAACATGATTGAGAAGGTCAACGGCGTTGACCGCTTAGCGCAGCACCGTAAAAACATCGGTCTGTAATGTCATAGCCGGTCAGGTGCAACACTGGCCGGTTAATCCCCTTTTTTAAAGAGAATAATCATGAAAGATAAAAACACCACTGAACACGTTACCCCTGAAAAAGACAATCTGGTGACGCTGGAAAACCCGATTAAGCGTGGCGATATGCTTATCGAGCAAGTGACCCTCATCAAACCCAATGCGGGAACCCTGCGTGGCGTGAGTCTGGCGGCGGTGGCAAACTCTGACGTGGATGCGCTGATTAAGGTGCTGCCGCGTATGACCTACCCGCCATTGCTGGAGAGCGACGTGGTCAAGTTGGAACTGCCCGACATGATTGCGCTGGCCGGTAAGGTGATTGGTTTTTTGTCGCCGAATTCGGTTCGCTAGATTTTCCCACCGATTTATCGGTCGATGACCTGATGGCAGATATCGCAGTGATATTTCACTGGTCGCCCTCAGAACTTAACCCCATGAGCCTGACCGAGCTCGCCCTCTGGCGCGACAAAGCGCTACAACGAAGCGGAAACACGCATGAGCAATAATCTTAAATTGCAGGTGCTTCTTAACGCCGTTGACCGAGCCAGCCGTCCGTTTAAAGCGATCCAGACAGAGAGCAAGTCTCTGTCTGGCAGTATTCGCGACACGCAGAAAACCCTCAAAGAGTTGAACGCCCAAGCGGGACGTATTGAGGGCTTTCGCAAAACGAGCGCCCAGCTCGCCGTCACCGGCCAGTCACTGCAGAAAGCCAAAAACGAGGCCGAAGCCCTCGCAATCCAATTTAAAAACACTGAGAAACCGACGCGCGCACAGGCCAAGGTTCTAGAATCCGCGCAGCGTGCCGCCGAAGGTTTACAGCTCAAATACAATAGCCTGACGCAGTCGGTCAAACGTCAGCAGCATGAGCTCCAGCAGTCGGGGATCAATACCCGCCGCCTCTCCAACGATGAGCAGCGGCTCAAAACTTCACTGAGTGAAACCACCGCCCAGCTCAATCGCCAACGTGATGCACTGGCGAAAGTCAGCCACCAACAGGCCAAGCTCAACGCGGTGAAAAAACGCTATGAGTCCGGTAAACAATTGGCCGGTAATCTAGCTGGAGCCGGTGCCGCCGGTGTTGGGGTAGCGACGGCGGGCATTGTGGCCGGTGTCGCGGGGCTCAAGCCCGGCTATGACTTTGCACAGAAAAACTCTGAGTTACAGGCCGTACTCGGTCTGGATAAATCAAGCGCGGATATGTTGGCGCTACGGGGTCAGGCGCGCCAGCTCGGTGATACCACCGCCGCGTCAGCCGATGACGCCGCCGCTGCGCAAATCATCGTCGCCAAATCGGGCGCAGATAAAAGCAGCATACTTGCACAAACACCCGCCATTCTTAATTTGTCGCTGGCAAATAAAAAAACGATGGAGGAGAACGCCAAACTTCTGATCGGTACAAAATCCGCTTTTGGTCTTTCAGATGATAAGGCCACGCATATTGCCGATGTGATATCGATGGCCATGAATAAAAGTCAGGCCACGTTTGAAGGTTTTAGCGATTCCATGGCATACATTGGCCCGGTTGCAAAAGTTGCGGGGGTTAGCCTAGAACAGGCCTCCGCCATGACCGGCGCGTTGCATGATGCCAATATCACCGGCTCTATGGCGGGGACGGGGAGCAGCGCTGTAATTACACGCCTGCAAGCGCCGACGGGGAAAGCCTATGATGCCCTGCAAGAGTTGGGCGTTAAAACCGCTGACCGCAAAGGCAATATGCGCCCGCTCTTTACCATACTGAAAGAAATTCAGGCGAGTTTTAACAAAAATAAACTGGGTTCATCTCAACAGGGGGAATACCTCAAGACTATCTTTGGCGAGGAGGCGCTGAAATCGTCTAACGTCCTACTGGCTGCCGCATCGAGTGGAAAGCTTGATAGGCTCGCGAAACTCATTGAAAACTCGGACGGGAAAACCGAGGAACTGGTCAAGGTGATGCAGGACAACCTCGGCGGGGATTTTAAGGAGTTCCAGTCAGCCTATGAGGCCGTGGGGATCGACCTGTTTGACCAGCAAGATAGCTCACTGCGCCAGCTCACCCAAACCGCCACAAAATATGTGCTCCAGCTCGACCAGTGGATACAGAAAAACAAGGGATTGTCTCAAACCATCATAAGCATAGTGGGCAGCGGTGTCGCCATCGTAGGGTTACTCGGTGCTATTGGTTTGGCAGCGTGGCCGGTTGTGACGGGGATAAATGCAATTACGGCGGCTGTTGCCTTGCTGGGGACTGTCGGTGCTGGTATTGCCGGTACGCTGGGGGCGTTCGCGTGGCCGATTGCGCTTATTGTTGCTGGTGCCTTGGCGATCCGTGCTTATTGGGAGCCTCTTAGTGCGTTTTTTAGTGGCGTCGTAGATGGTTTAAAGGGGAGCTTTGCGCCCCTGTTTGTGATGTTTGCCCCCTTGAAACCCATGTTTGATCAGGTGGCTAAATGGTTTGGTGATTTGATTGCTCCAGTAAGTTCAACAAAGGAATCACTCGACAAATGCCGTAACGCGGGCATCTGGTTTGGTAGGGAAATAGCCTACTGGCTCATGAAGCCGATTGAGCTTTTTAACCTGCTTGGCAGCAAGGTCGATTGGCTGTTAGAAAAAATGGGCTTAATGAAAAAAGAGTCTGCCGATATGGATGCCAATGCCAGCAAGGTCAATCAGTACGCCACCGGCGCGAACGGTCGAGGCTACTCGCCCTCGGGCGGGATACTTACTGGCGGCTACGCCCCGGTAAAGGCAGGTGGCTCAAACTACACCGACCAAAGTACCAATAGTTACGCGATCACCGTGCCGATACATCCTGGCCAAAACCGCGAGGACGCCAAAAACATGATCCGCGAAGCGCTCGAAGAGCGTGACCGCCAACGCCGCGCCGCTGGCCGTTCGCGCATGAACACCGATTAAGGAGTCGATACCATGATGTTAACGCTCGGGCTGTTTGTGTTTCAGTTACAGACATTGCCCTATCAATCGTTACAGCAAAGCCTCGATTATCGCTGGCCGTCAAATAGTCGCGTTGGTCAAAGAAATGCGTATCAATTTCTTGGCATTGGCGAGGATAAAATCACGCTGTCTGGGGTGCTGCTACCGGAAATCACCGGCGGCGCATTATCGATACTGACTTTGAAAACCATGGCCGAGCTGGGCAAGGCGTGGCCGCTGATTGGCGGTGATGGGGCAATTTATGGCATGTACGTTGTCGCTAGCATGACGCAGACGCAAAGCGTATTTTTTGCCGATGGCAGTGCTCGGCGCATTGAATTTAGTATGACTCTGACCCGAGTCGATGAATCGCTCGGGGCGATGTTTGGCGACCTACAACAACAGGCCAAAGATTTAGCCGGTCAGGCGGGCGAGGTGGCGCAGAAAGCGCAAGATATGGCTGGAGGGTTATTCTCATGATGACCGCCACGCCTATCGCCGCCGGTGCTGATATTACGCCCGCGTTTATGCTTACCCTTGGCGAGAGCGATATCACCGGCAGCCTCAGTAATCGCTTGTTATCACTGACGATGACCGATAATCGCGGTTTTGAGGCTGACCAGCTCGATATCGAGCTCGATGATGGTGACGGTAAACTCTCCATGCCCGCTCGCGGCGCGGTGCTGTCACTGTTTCTTGGTTGGAAGGGTTCAGCGCTGATTAGCAAAGGTCAGTTTACCGTTGATGAAATCGAGCATCGAGGTGCGCCGGACACGCTAACCATTCGCGCCCGTAGCGCTGATTTTCGCGGGTCACTTAATTCCCGCCGTGAGGTGTCTTACCACGACACCACCCTCGGCGCAGTAGTGAAACAAATAGCCGAGCGCAACCAGCTCGACGCGGTGCTGGCGAATGACTTTGCTGAAATTGCGATCCCCCACATCGACCAATCTCAGGAGAGTGATATTAAATTTCTTACCCGTCTGGCCGAGCGCAACGGTGCCGAGGTATCGGTCAAAGCGGGGAAGCTGTTATTTCTCAAAGCGGGGAACGGCGTGACGGCCAGCGGCAAACCCATTCCGATGATGACTATTGAACGCAGTGACGGCGACCGACACCAGTTTGCGATCGCCGACCGCAACGCCTACACCGGCGTGACGGCAAGCTGGTTACATACCAAAGACCCGAAGCCGAAAAAGCAAAAGGTAAAACTACAACGCAAGGCCAAGCCTAAGCACCTGCGCGCCCTGCAACATCCCAAAGCCAAGCCGTCCAAGGCAAGCCCTAAAGCGGCTAAACCACAGGAAGAAAAACAGGGTGAGTATCTGGCCGGTGAATCCGATAACGTGCTGGCGATAACGACAATCTACTCAACCAAAGCGCAAGCAATGCGGGCAGCACAATCCAAATGGGACAAACTGCAACGCGGCGTAGCTGAGTTCTCTATTAATCTCGCCATGGGGCGTGCCGATTTATATCCAGAAACGCCAGTCACAGTGAAAGGGTTTAAGGCCGTCATAGACCAGCAGGCGTGGACAATCACTAAAGTGACCCACGCACTCACCCAAAGCGGCTATACGACGGCGCTAGAGCTTGAGGTTAAGCTGTCTAACGTTGAGTATGAGGAAGAAAAACAAGATGAATAAACATGCATAATTCATTGTTTTTAAAGGATAAAAACACTAAAATTGCTGTATCAAATCTAGCCATTGAGGTGATTAAAATGTTTCATTGTCCACTCTGTAAAAATGCCGCTCACGCCCGTTCTAGCCGCTATATGACCGACAAAACAAAAGAGCGCTATCACCAGTGTCAAAACATCAATTGCGGCTGTAC